GTGATCACTATCGCAAATAGGACTAAACTTGTTAGCAAAAACACCGTAAATAGAATTAAGAAGAATCTTAATGACGTGCTGTATGGTGTCAGCTCGTTCCATATTAAACTTACACGTTTTGTATTCATCTGTGTCTGAAGTTAGATTACTTAGCTGTTTCTTATACTCAATGTACTGATTCTTGTTTTTAACACGTTCACTATAAAGACCGTCAATTAACGAAGGCACAACACCTTTCTTCTTTTGTGTATACAGAACATTAGCTTTAGATATAGCTAACTTCTCTACTTCCATCAGCTTTTCAAGTTTTTCGTTAGGTACTGTCTTTTCTGAACCACTAGCTAACAACAAAGTAGATTCAGTATCAGTCTTACGTATAATCTTACCTATCTTAGTCTCTGGTGAGATATTTAAAGTAATAATAGTGTTAGGGTATAGAGAATTAGCGTCATAACTAACAATAGCTGTCTTTAAACCACGTTCTGGATCTCTAACATAACCACCTTCAATTTCATCTCTAGTAGGACCAGACACAAATGTAGGTATAACCATACTGTGTTTATATGCTTCTAAAGCAACACAACCGGTAACAATTTGTACTTTACCTAAAGCAGCTTCAAAGCTAGTTAAACCTTTGTACGCTAACATACGAATGATCTTAAAGAATTGTAGTTTCTTTTCCATTCGTACTAACAGGTCAACGTCTTGAATATTATAATCTACAAAGTTATTCCAATCGTTTTCAGACAGAGATGCTAAGTTAGTAGCATTAATAGCTAGTTTACCTTCACCTAATTCATGTTGTGCGACAAAGTTTAGTGCGTATGATTCTAATAAACCACGAGCAAAGCCTTTATACACTTCAAGATAGTCCATTGCTGATATACCGTGAATATACCAGCGATCTAACTCTTGACCTTTAACAAAGATACCTTTACGACACCAAAGACTCTTTAACGGTGATAGACGTTTAGCAGCGTTTTCACCTAATAAGTTATTGATACGATTGATAGTATAGGGAAAGTCAAAAAAGTCTGTATTCCACCCAGATAAAATATCTGGATAGTAGTCGTTTTCCCAGAAGTCTAAAAACTTATTAAGTAAATCTATTTCACTGTTACACTCTGTATAAACTACATTCTTACGAGAAGGTGTATAAGGCTTACAACCCCAGGTATAGAACGTTTCAGATAAGTTATCATATATTGTTATAAGATTAATAGGATGTTTAGCATCCTTAGCTTCAGGGAACTCGTCTGGAGAATAAACTTCAATATCAAGAAAGCAAACCTTTAGAGGGTTAGCAGAGAATTCAGGCTTTTCGTAATCGTCTTTATACTTCTCAATAAGGAACTGCTGCTCAACTTGAATATTGTGATAAAGTCTTTTAATAGCACCATCTTGTGCTGCTTTATTACGCTCAAATGAATTTCTAAAGATCTTTTTCTTTAACTTAGTGTTAAAGATAGAAATAGCGTCATACTTATCTTGGTTAGTCTCTACATAGAAGTAGGGACTATAGATTTCCTTTTTAACAACTCTATTACCGTTGTTATCCCAGGTAAATAGATAGGCTATAGATTCGCGAGAGTTATAATATACGTTACGGTACACAACACATATTATGTACCGTCTTACAAACTAATCAAGAAGGAAAGTAAACTTTTACGTGTTCTTCTATGTGATCTTCTAACCAATACTTGGTTGCAACTTTACGCGCAGCATCCGATTCATTTAAATAGAATTGACGGTTGTCACAAAGTTTCTTGATAATGTCCATTGCTTCATCCGTTGTGTTAAACCTTAAAGGTGCAACTGGATCAGTATTGTATGGAGCATAATCTTGACATACACATGGAATACCTAATGCACCAGCTTCTAGATACTTGATAGGTGCTTTAGCAAGATTAAACTTATTGTATTGTAATGGTGCAATAGCAACATTTAAGTTTAACGCATCAAATGCATAGCTGTATTCGTATAACGTTTTCCATGGTACGTATTCAACATCTCCTGATTGTACTAAGTCGTGTAATCCAAAAGGTACACCACCCATAAATACCCACTTATACTTTTTAAATGTTTTACGTACAATCGGTACAAATGGATCAATATCGTCAATCACTCCAGCTATTCTGTCTACGTTTAAGTGAGTAGGACTACCTACATAACCAATACGTGGACGCTTTTTATTAAAGTCATAGTTATCAGTGACTTTCTTTTTATTATAAAAACGATCCATCCAGAACTTAGGTAAATAGTTAGGCAACACTATAGCTGGTACACCAGTACGAGCAGTGTAATAATCTGCCATAAACTTTGTAGGGCAAGTAATAGCATCACAATGTCTAATAATTTCAATTGCAGTTTTACCAATAATAGGATCTACAAAAGCAGTACGAGACTTATTGTATAACGGGATATCCTCTGGGAAAATAACATCGTCAATTTCGTAGTATAGTTTAAACTTGTTACCTTTATTAGAAGTATCTCTTAAGAACTTTGCAAACTGTAACTGAGGTTCAGTAACTTGACGTTGTATTTTTACAGATTTAACTTGTGCATAGTATCTAGGATCCAAAAGCATCATAGTAGAGTTAGTGATAACACCTCTACCTGATGAGTTAATTAGTGCTTCTGGCCAATGCATACGCCAGAAACCACATCCACCATGATCAGCTGCAAAGCTCATTGCCATATTTGCTGGTGCACCCGGTGTAGGAGGTGCATAAGCTGGTTGCTGCAATCCTTCAACAGGGGCTAAAGGCGAACCAAATACAGGTGCACCAAGTGGCATTTCAGGCATTCCAAACACAAGAGGATTATTCATTTTTAAAAGTTGTTGATCGTACAGTAATACCGTTCTTCTTTTCTAGATAAACTATTTCACCAGATGTACAGTATTTCATGCTTTCTTTACGATGTGATATAATATATATTGCTTCTTGGTATTTTTCAACTCTCTCGCGTATTATATCCAATACCAATTCAATACCTTTCTCATCTAGTGATGAATCTAGTAATTCGTCAAATATAGATAGATTTAACCATACATTAGCTTGTGCTCTACGGATATCTTGGAATGTAAAAATCATTGCAAGGTCTATAGCTTTACGTTCAGCTCCAGAGAAGTTAAAATAGCTACATTCCACACCACGCTCATTAGTAATAGTCTCTTCAAAGAATTCATTGAATTTAACCATACTATTACTTTCAAGCTTTCTAAGATAATAAGCGAGTCTGAGATTTAATACCTCTAGTATCTTTTTAACAATAAAAGACTTTACACCCTCTTCTGAAGTAATAAATTTAGCTGATTCTATGATATCTATTTTATTTTGATGTTTAGCTATAGTGTTTTTAATTTCTTCTTGTCTAGCGGTAATAGTATCAATAGCATCCTGAAAGTTATTAGAGTCTTTATGTAAATGGTTAATATCAACAACGAGAGATGCCTGCCATTCGTTTAACTGTTTAACTCGGTTGTTAATATTTTCTACTTCTTTCTTACGTATATTGAAATCGTTTATCTTCTTTTGTATTGTAGTAATACCTTTCTCAACTTTATCTAACTGTTCTTGTGCTTCTAATAAAAGCGGCTTCTGAATACCAACTACTTCAGTATATTTTTGTATTTCAGTCTCGCATTCAGCTTTATCCTTTTCGTATTGAGCATTAGTAGCTTCAGCTAGATCTTTACCACAATGCGGACATTTACTGTCTACTTTTTTAAGCTTTTTGATACGATCGTTATTAAGCTTGATATGAGTTTCTGCTTCAGTAATAAGTTTATTAACTGCAGCTATTTTTTTATCACATACGTTTTCAGCGGTCTTTAGTGCAGATAACTTATCTTGTATTTGCTTTTCAGCAACAGTATCAACAGCATCAAGCTTACTTAATTTTTCATTTAGTATAGCTAGTTCTTGTTCATTATTACGTTGACGAGTAGCGAGTACATCTAATCGTTTCTTTTTATTTTCTTCGTAAGCTTCTTTCTGTTTAACGCTATCTTGCAAGTTACGACCAGTTTCATCAGCTTTAGTATGCTCAATATCTAGTAAACGTTTTGTTTCATTAAAATCAAAACGAGCAATACTTAGCATATTGCTAAATACTTCAAGATCAAGTATACCTTCAATAAATTTACGCTTCTCTATCTTCTTTTGAGCCATAAACGGTACAGTATTGTTTATGGTCATTACCACACTATTCTGAAACACTTCTGGTGAAGTATCAATTATATCAATAATGTATTCGGTTGTTTGTGGCACACCCGAACGTGTCTTATCCTCACCATTTATATAGAGATAACACTTGGTAGGGTTTAACGTACGAATAATTTTATATTCGGTTTTCTTGTGGTTCTCTTCTATAGTAAACTCTAATTCTACTTCACATATATCTTCAGGGTATATGTTATTAACAATATTCTCTTTTTTAAGATCTCTAATAGTACTACCATACAATGCAAAGTGTATAGCATCAGTCATAGTAGACTTACCTACACCATTAGCTCTATCAGCTTTGTCGTAGTTCTTACCGGTAATAATATTCAATCCCGGTTTAAAATCAATAACAACCGGTCTTTTACCTACAGACAGAAAATTAGTAATTTTTACACTCTTAAAGAAGACGTACTGCATTAGTTACAATAATATAGTAATACTGTAACTTATCTACTTAAATTTTGCTTTTTACAAAATCAATCATACCGGCTACTCTTTGATCATATGTATGATTTACAGCTAATTTTTCTCCTTCTTTAGCAATGCTTTGTATAATATCAGGTCTTTTTAATAAGTCTTTAATTCCGTATTTTAAATCGTCAACACTTGAGTATAAATAGCAGTTAACACCATGTACGAATCCTAAATCATGATAAGCAGGATTATTATCTGTAAATAGCATAGCACCGCAAGCAATAGATTCAAAACTTCTATAATTGGTATCGTTACCCATATTTTTATTGAAACCAATTTGAAAGCGGTTTAATAAATCTACCATTGCGTCACCAAATATTTTTATATGCTGTTGTAAACCATACAATGTGGTCATATACTCTAGCAATAATTTTCTAGTAAATTCTGATTCGTTACCAACAAAGCCAAGCGGTATATCTCTAGTTAAATTTTTATTGTAAAATAAATCTTTATCAATTGCAGGTGGCATCCAGGCCATATTTTGAGGGTCTTGTGCTGTAAAGTCTCTTACAGCGCTAAACAACATATTATAACCCTGATTCTTAACAATTTGTTGATACGGTGCTAAACCTCTTATATGAGGATCTACTGCATAGAATATTTTATATGGTTTAGTTACATCGGTTAAATCAGGTAACCAGTGATCACCATAGTTTTCACAGTTAAAAATTACATCATAACTGTTATAATCAGGAAATACACAATAATTACTATGACCCAGACCCCACACATCAGCTTCCCAACCAGCTCTTTGGAAAGCACGCTGAAGACAGAGACATTCTCTGTATTGTGCATTTTCTGCGTGTCTACTATATTCTTGTATAATTAAAATCTTCATTTTAAGTAAAATTCTTTTCTATGATGTTGAAACACTTGTTTATATGTATCAGTAGAACTAATATATGGATTACCCCATTGACTAGGATCTCTTGCTACAGTAATTTTATAATATATAGCTAAAAGCGAAAGTATAGATTGATCGTGACGGTGATCTCTAAATTCGGCATTAAAATTATCTGTTATATTAGGTGCATCTGAAATTATATTATAATTTGCACAAACCGATCCAAAGATATTAAAAAATTTAACACTAAAATCTGTTTTACGAAACATAACATAACAGGCATTAACTTGATTACCGTGAACGTACTCTGGTGTATTTAATCCCATAAGATTAAAACAATCAGATTTAGTCCATTGAGCATTTTTCCAGTTTGTATTATTAGGCGAACCGTCTCTATTATCAAACAACAATACACCTTTTTCGTCTTTAGCGCAAATATCGTAAATAGCCTGTATACCATCACCGCTAACATAATTACCGGCATCTACGTAGAAAAATACATCATCATCGTTAGCTGTTTTAAGTAACTTGTTAATAAAATAAGATTTCCATATCCAGTAACCGAAACCTCTTTTATCTCTAAAGTGAGCAATATTTTTTATATAAAAATCAGTTTCTATATCTGACTCTTTGTATATAATAATATTATCTACCTTGCCTTTAGCAGATTCTTTAAGTTTATCTAAAGCTAGATAGTATTGCCAGGTACCAAAACTTAATAATGTGGTTTTCATTTTTTTCTAGAGCTGTTTTCTACAACAGCGTAATTAGCTTTAATATTAAGCTTTTTTTCCCAAAACGCCACTTCTTTATCTCTTTCAGGTCCAAGTTTATCCCAGAAACCATCGGAACGAGCTTTGTTATCACTATTATCTCTATTTATCATTCTTAATGTTACATTATCAGGCTCAATGCTTCTTTGTTGCTTAATTTGGTTAACCATCCATTGTTGATGTTCAATATAGATATCACCACGATAAGTCAATCTATTAAGAGACTTATAAATCTGAAACATCCACTGATCAGACCAGTTAACTAAGAATTCGTCTCTTACAAAATAACCAATCGTGTCATAATAT